GGAGAAGAAAAGAAAAATAAAAGGTTTAAAAATTGGTATTATTTAAGTGATGATTTAATAGGTAAAAGAATAATATCTGGTTATAAACAAGTATTTGAATCTAAAAATGATCCAAGATATGTTAGAATTATAACTGAAAGAAATAAACAATTAAAAATTCAACATAAATTAGAGAAATCTAAAAGATGGAAAATATCTGAACAAGATTTTAGAAGATTACTTAAAGAAAAAGAGTTAAAAGAAAGACAATTAAATTTACTAAAAATTGAATCTCATGGGTTTGATCCTCTAACCTCATTTAGAAAATTAAAAACAAATTAAAAGAATTAACTAAATAACATTGTTACTCGTCAGTAACTAACAAGTAACTACTTAGTGTAATAGAGCTTAGAATGATGAGCAGCTTGTTTAATTTAAAATAAATAATAATATGGGAAGTATAATATCAAAAATAGATGATGATGAAGATGATTATTATTATCTTTGTAAAAAACATAATGAAAAACCTCGAGAAGTATATTCAATTCATCATAGATGGTTAGAAGATAAAGTTAATAATAAAACTAAATTATCTTTAGAAGAATACACAAAAAATATCGAGGAAAATAATTTAATCTTAGAAATTAAAAATAAGAAATTAGAATTAAAAAAATTAGAAGAGAAATTAAAAAAGATAGTCATACATGCCTCTTAACAATGCACACTTTGTATTTAAATTAGTAAAGGTAATACTAGTACTTGAAAATTTAACGTAGATATTTGCTAGTTTGACTGAGGACATTATAATAAACTAGTTTTAAGTACCTTTAGTTTAATGGAAGAACCCTAATGTAGGTTAGGAAATACAGGTTCGAGTCCTGTAAGGTACACTAATTAATTAATAATATGATAGTATTTTTTAAAAATAAAGAAATATATAATAAAGCTAAAATAGGTTATTTTATAATGGCTTTCTTTTATAAAGACTTTGTAGAAGTAACAATAGATGATTTATCTAAAGATAATATTAAACAAAAAACTTATACTTTAGAAGAATTTAATCAACATTTTTATAAACCTGTAATTAAATAATAATGAATAAACCGTGCACACATGAAATAGTACAAGAAGCTATGAGAATAGTTTCTAAAGACGTCATTGCGCCTAAATATGTTAGAAATATGAGTAAAATACCAACAGCAGAAGAATTTTGGAAAAAAGAAAGCGGTAGTGTAAAATCACCTTATCAAATAATGAAAGAATTTGCTAAACTACATGTTCAAGCTGCTCTTAAAGAAGCTAGTAAATGCAAGCCTATTTATAATAAACCTGGATTTCCTGGAAATTCTAGAATAGTAATTTATAATGTTGATAAATTAAAACAATCAATTATTAATGCTTATGATTTAAATAATATAAAATGATAAAAGTTTATATAACAGAAAAGTGTAAACAAGAATTAGAAGTTAAAATTAAGAAACTAGAAGAAAATATACATAAATCTAGTTTTAATGCTTCAACATTAGTAGCTCAAGAAATAGGTATATATAAAGAGTTATTAAAAGGTGCTAAAGTTCTACCAATTTATAAATCATTAGGAGAAGCTATGCAAAATAAAGATTTAAATAATTCTAAAGGAGTAATTATAACAAATGAGTAACATAATAAACTACATCAAAACTAATTGTAATGATAGACAATCTTGTTTAACTTGTATAATGAATTTTTATCATACATTTAAATTTAGACCTGAATTACAAACAATTAAAGATACACAAGTATTTAATTCTTTTGTAGATAGAACATTAGAACAAAATCAAGAAATACTATCAACTTTATATCTTATGATAGATGATGGTAAAATTAAAGAAAGTATAGAATATTTTAAACATTATATATGAATTTAATTAAAGTATTACAATATATAGAAGTAGCAGTTATTCTTATATTTATAGGAGTAGCTTATAATAAATTAAAAAATAAAAAATAATATGAAAAAAATAAACTTAGATTTTTTACAAGATTACTTATGGCATAAAAATCCATATACTAATATGTGGGCTGCATTTAAAAGAGAAGATGTAGTAGAATATTTTAATAATAATGCTACTGAAAAAGCAATTAAGAATGAAAGTAAAGATGCTATTATGGAGTATTTAATAGCTGAACATAATAAATAACAAATGAAAAATTTAAAATCAACTTGTTGTAATGAAGAAGTTATTCATTTTATTGATAATAAATATATTTGCAGTGAGTGTAATACTAGATGTTCTGTTTATAATAGAAAACTAGTTTTAAATTTTATAATTGGAACTTTTATATTTGTAGTATTAAGTTTTGTATTTTTACAGAATACAAAACTTAATAATTACATTATAAAAAATAGACCAATACCTGTAAATAAAGAAATTAAAGATATTCAATTAAATGATAGCTCTATTACTAATAAATTAATAGAATTAGGTTGTATTTTACCTAATGTAGCATTAGCTCAAATTAAATTAGAATCAGGTCATTATAAGTCTAAATTAACTTATACTCATAAAAATATTGCTGGAATAATGCAAGGTAATGAATATAAAAAATATGATACTTATGAAGCTTGTTTAAAAGATTATATTAAAATACAAAATAGATATTTAAATCAAATACATAAGAGATATGCTATGGATAGTACTTATGTATTTAAATTAAAACAAATAAAATGACAGAAGCAGTATTTAATAAAGTATTTAATTCTAAAGAAGAATTATTAGCTGAATGTAATAATTATTTTAAAGATAATATGATTGAAGGAATTGTTGTTAGAACTTTAAATAATAATTTTTCTACTAAAATAATGAATTTAGCTTATGATGAAAAGAAATAATGAAAAATGAAAACTTTATAAAACAAATTATTAATAAAGAAGAAATTACATTAGAAGAAGGTTGTGAATTAATAAATCAATATATTTTTGAAAAAAAAGGTATTTATTTAAATAAAATAATTATTCCTAATGAAAATGAAATATATTTACATATTAGAATACAAGCTATAACTAATTATACTTTATATCTTAAATTGTTTTTTATCAGTGAAAGTTATTTTAAAGAAAAATATGAAAATGAAAAATAGAGATATATGGATATATGATATAGAAACTCTGGCTTCTTGTTTTACATATTCGGCAATAAATATAGATACTCAAGAAATAGTACAATTTGTAATTCATAAAGATAGAGATGATTTATCTAATTTAATTACACATTTACAAGGAAATGCAGTTATACCTAAGTGTAAAGGACAAATTGGTTTTAATAATATTAATTTTGATTATCCTATTATACATTATATACTTAAATTATATCCTAAATTAATTAGTAGAGCTAAAAAAGAATTTTTATATGATGAATCTGGATATGAAATAGCTAATATTATATATCAAGAAGCTCAAAGAATTATTGAAGAACAAAATAAACTTCAATTTAATACTATTGTAGCTATTAAAGAATCAGAAGTATTAATACCTCAATTAGATTTATTTAAAATATGGCATTATAATAATAAGGCTAGAAGCACATCGTAAACTAATTTTAGCGATGTATAAACCAATTAAATTGACTGGAAACTCCTTAGAGTCTTCTACACTCTCTTACACAGTAATGATGTAAGTATAGTAAAAGAGAGAAGAATTGGACAATCAGCAGCCAAGAGTCCTAATTTAGGATTAAGGTTCAACGACTATCGAAACACACAAATTGTGAATGGAGTAGAGTAATATTAAGAATTACTATTTATAATAGTAAATATAATGTGAAAAAGTTGGAAATTTAAATAATAATTGTTATCTTTGTACTATTATTAAAAATATAGTATTATGGATAAAAATATAGGAATTTATAGAATTTTAAACACAAAAAATAATAAAATGTACATTGGTTCTTCTGAAAATTTAAATAAAAGAAGAATTGATCATTTTGGTTTACTTAAAAGAAATAAACATCATTCAATACATTTACAAAGAGCTTGGAATAGAACTTTAGACCCTGAATCAACATTTATTTTTGAAATTTTAGAATATTGTAAAAAAGAAGAATTATTAAATAAAGAAAATCATTATTTAAATTATTATTGTAAATCACAAGAATACATTAAAAATCTAAATAATGATTTTTTAAAAATATCATATAATATACTTCCTTTAGCAATAAATGGTTTTGGTGGAAAACATCGTAAAGAAACTATTTTGAAATTAAAAATGAATCATCCTTTAAGAAAAAGAATTTTATGTTATACTCCTGATGGATTATTATATAAAATATATGAAAGTTCAGGAGATGCTGAAAAAGATACTAAATTATCTAAATCAGCTATATTAAAGCTTTGTAAAAATAAAAAATATATAAGTAAATATTATATATTTAGCTTTGAAAATGATGAAAATTTTATTGAATTTATAAAAAATTCAAATAAACCAATAGTATATAAAATATGGAATAAAGGTAAAGTATTTACAGAAGAAGAAAAGAAAAATATGCCTTGGGTAACTAAAATTAAAGTAACAAATTTAATTACTCTAGAAAAATTTGAATTTTATTCTCAAAAACAAGCTTGTGAATATTTTAAACTACAACCATGTACAATTAATTTATGTTTAAAAAATAAAAAACCCTATAGAAAGAAATTATTATTTGAATTTATGATATAGTCTAATCTTAATAGAAATATTAAGTTAATAAAAATGTAAAAGCTTTAGAAATTAGTATGAATTATCCTAATGTTATGGAAATGCCTATTTCTCATACTAGAGATGATATTACTTTAGAAGAAATACCTAGTATTCTTGAATATAATTTAAATGATGTATTAGCTACTTATGAATTTTATAAAAAAACAGTTCAATATGGTAAAATAGATTTAAGAAGAAAAATTAGAGATAAATTTGGTTTACCTTGTATGAATTGGAATAATGGTAAAATAGGTGAAAATCTTATTTTAAAATTATATTGTGAAAAAACAGGATTAAATGTTTGGGATGTTAAAAAATTAAGAAGTCATGTAACTAATATATCACTTAAAGATTGTATTCCTAAAACTATTAATTTTAATACAAATATTTTTAAATCTGTGTATAATAGTTTTAATAATAAAACTATTAATATTTTAACTGTTAAAGAAGATAAAGCTTCTAAAGTAACTCGTATTATTTATAAAAATTGTATAATAGATTATGGATTAGGAGGTGTTCATGGAATTACTGAATCTGGTATATATGAATCTGATGAAGAATATATTATTAAAACAGCAGACGTAGCTTCATTATATCCTAATTTACCTATAGCTTTTAATTTTTATATTCAACATTTAGGACCTGTTTTTTTAGAAGTTTATAAACAAAATATTATAGATGTTAGATTAGCTGAAAAATCTAAACCTAAAAAAGAACAAGATAAAGCTATTGTAGATGGTTATAAAGAAGCTGCTAATGTTCCTTATGGTAAAAGTAATGAAATTAATAGCTTTTTATATGATCCTTTATATACAATGAAAACTACTGTTTCAGGACAATTATGTTTAAGCGTTTTAATAGAAAGATTAGGAGAAAATATACCTAATCTTAGTTTATTAATGTTTAATACAGATGGTTTTGAAGTTAAAATTCCTAAAAAATATGAATCTTTATATTTTAATATATGTTCTGAATGGGAAAAAGAATTTAAATTAGTTCTTGAATTTGATACTTATTCTAAAATGTGGATAAGAGATGTTAATAATTATGGTTGTATTACTACTGAAGGTAAAATTAAAAATAAAGGAGTTTTTGAAGTTGATAAAGTTATTGGTGGAGAACCAGCTTACCATAAAGATAACTCATTTAGAATAGTTTCTTTAGCTCTACAAGAATATTTTGTTAATAATGTACCTATTGAACAAACCATTAGAAATCATACTAATATATATGATTTTTGTGGAAGACAAAAGTTTGGCAGAGATAGTTATGGTCAAATACATTATTTAGGTTATAAAGGTAATCAACCTTGTGAAATAGTTGAAAAACAACAAAAAAATGTTAGGTATTATATATCTAATAAAGGAGCTAATTTTATAAAATATTATAATAAAGGTACTACAGAAGTTATTAATTCAGGTTATCAAGTAACTATATTTAATAATTTTATAGAAAAATCTTTTAATGAATATAATATTAATTATAAATTTTATATTAAAGAAGCTCAAAAAGAAATAGATAATATTCAACCTAATCAATTAAAATTATTTTAAAATGAGAGAACAAATAAAAATAGAAGACTTAATTAAAGGACAATGGTATATTATTGAATCTAATAGTTCTTTTACATATTTAATTAAATTTGATAAAATAGATAATAATTCAATTTATGTTTTAAATGGATATAATTATAAATATAATGATAAAACTAGAGATTGTTTATGTCAATTAAGTAGGGTATATAATATAACTAAAGCAACTAAAGAAGAAGTATTAAAATATTTTCCAGATGAAAAATTTGAAGATAATTTTATATTACCTAAATATTGGTATGTAGAAATACCTAATGATTTAGAAAATAAAACATTATTAAATAATTGGAAAATAAAACAAAAATTTAATCATGATTTATTTAAATATCCGTGTTATACTTATGTAAGATTTGAAGGTGGAGCTGGCTAGGCTGGATGGTTTTTTATGGATGTTTGTAATTTAATTACATTTGATCAATTTAAACAATATGTCTTAAAAATAGAAAAAAATAATATGGAAAATAAAAAAATAATAGGATATAAATTAATTAAAAGAATACCTGGTTTACAAACAGGTGTTGTATTTACATCAAAAGTTGATAATGAATGGATTTTTGAAAATTATAACTTTAATAATGAAGAAATTCAAGATACAGAATTTTTTGAACCTGTATATGAAAATGAATTTAAAGTAGGTGATTGGGTAACATTTTGGTCAGAAATAGATAAAAAACTATATTCTTCAAAAATTAAAGAATGGACTCCTCATAATTATTGTAAACTTGAAAATGGTTTAGAACCTTTTAAACATTTAATTAAAAAAGCAACACCAGAAGAAATTGAAAAAGCTACTGAAAAAGTTATTTCAATGAATGGTAAATTTGATTTAACTATTAGAAATAAAAGAGTTTATCATAAAGGTTCTGAAGATATTACTGAATTTGTAAAAGATTTAGTTGAACATTATGAAAAAACACAATTTGGAAAATATAGTGTAAGATTAGGTCAAATATCTTTTGAAAGTACAGGTTGTCAATGTGGTCAAATAACATATATAGGTAATTGGAAGAAAGTATATGATTTAATTAAATAATTATGGATTATAAAGACATAACAAAAGAAGAACTTGATGAATTAAAGAAATTAATTGAACAAGCTGATTTAAATAAAGATGAAGAATTAATATTTGGAGGTGTAAGATTAGATATAGAATATGCTAAAATGTTATATACAATTTGTGAAAATGATTTAAATGAATTAAAAAATTAAAAATATGCAATATAAATTAAAAAAGATTTATCCTGGATCTCCAGAACTAGGAACTATTGTTGAAAATAGACATGGAGCTATTTATTGTGTAAAAACAACATTTATTTGGTCAAGTTCAGATGTAGATTATTTTGATAAAATGGTTACAAATCAACCTGAATTTTGGGAGAAAGTAGTTAAAAAAGATTATGAAATATTAGAATTTACTTCTAAAAATTCAGGTTGTGTAGCTATTAAGAATAAAAAAGGTACTTATGATTCTGAAAACTTTGCTAACATGGAAGAATTTAGATTATTAGCAGATGATAAAAGTTTAATAACTAAAGTTAAAAGATTAGCTGATAATGTTAGATTTAAAATAGGTGATATTTGTAAACCAAAGAATTATACTGGAAATGCTTATCCTATTACTAAAATTGAAATAATTAGAGATAATATACTTAGAATTAACTCAAGAAATTGGTATTTAGATATTAACAGTTTAGAACATTATGCTAAACCAGTTTTATTTACAACTGAAGATGGAGTTGATATTGTAGAAGGTAATGCTTACTATAGTATTTTAGAAAATTACCAAATAATGCCAAATACATGTAATAAACATGGAATATCTTTAAATAGAAAAGAAGTAAAATACTTTTTCTTTAGAGAAAAAGCTGAGGCTTATATTACATTTAATAAACCTTGTTTAGCTCTTATAGATGTACTTTCTGCTATTGGTAAAATTGATAGCGGTCAACTTAAAAATTTATATATATTAACTAATAAATTAACAGAAACAGTAAAATCTAAATTATGAATAAAGAAGTATTAATTAAATTTGAAACTAAAGAACAAGCAAGTGAATTTATGTCTTGGTTATCTAATTCAGGTGAACAAGATTATTTTACTATGAAAGAATATGTAGATGAAGAAAATACTATTGTTGATAAGTTTGATTATGATTATCAAAATAATATTATTAATGGATATTTAATAGATGAAAATAATGGAGCTTAAACTAATTACAAAAAATAAAACAGATATTAATTGGAAAGAATACTGCAAAAATTGTAAAAGAAATCATATAGTTACTAATAAACCTTGTACTTCTTGTGGAGTACATTATACACCACAACCAGTTAGTGAAACAGTTTTAATTAATTGTAATCAAGATTATTATTGTGATGGATGTCAAGCTTATAGAGATCATTATTAAATGATGAACAAGAGAACTCAAGTTCAGTTACAGATAACTAATAAAATAGTTGAAAATAATTGGTCTGGAATAGTTGATGTAAGTCCTCGTGTTGGAAAATGTAAAATAACATTAGACAGTTTAAATTCAAATTTTAATATATGTATTATTTATCCAGAAATTAATATAAAATCTTCTTGGGTTAATGACATAATAAAATGGAATAAAAAATTTAAATCTGTTAAATATTGTACAACTAAAAGTATTAAAAAACTTAAACAACATTATGATGTAATTATTTGTGATGAGATTCACAATTTTTCAGATAATCAATTAAAAGATTTAAAGAAATTTATTAATGAATATAATATTGAAAGTTGTTTAGCTTTATCTGGAAGTTTATCTAATGAAACTAAAGAAAATATATCTTTAATTTTAGGGTTAAAAACTATTTATAAGTACTCAATTCAAGAAGCTATAAATGATAAAATTATTTCTGATTATATTATAACAGTTTATTATACAAAATTAGATACTAATAAAAATAAATTAATTACTTGGAAAGATAAAAAATTCTATGTTTCTGAAAAAGATAGTTTTAATAGTTTATCAAATAAAATTAGTGATTACATGAGTTATACTAGTAAACAGTTGAAATTTTTTAGATTGAATAGAATGAGAATTATTAAAGAATCTAAAGCTAAAATAGAACTTACTAAAAAACTTATTTTAGAATATAATAATAAAAAATTATTAGTATTTACAGGTTTAACATTAGTAGCTGATACTTTAGGAATCCCTAGTTATCATTCTAAAACAGATGAAATTAACAAAGATAATTTTTTAGAAGGTAGAAGTAATAAATTAGCAATTGTTAATAAATTAAATACTGGAGTTACATTTCCTAAATTAGATTTAGCAATAATTAATTATTTTGATTCTAATTGTGAAAATATGGCTCAAAAAATTAGTAGAATTACTAATTTAGATTATACTAATAAAGTAGCTAATATAATAATTATTTGTTCTGATGAAGAAGTTGAAAAAAAGTGGTTAGAAAAAAGTTTAGTGTTTTTTGATCCAAGTAAAATTAATCATATAAAATTATAATTTATGAATATTCGTGTAAAACAAAAGATTAAAAGAATTATAGGATTACATAAAGTAGTTAAAGTGCAAGAACCTTTACCTTCTAGATATTTTAATAAAGAAGCTTTTGATAAAATGGATGAACAATTAAAATGGGATACAATAGATAATTATTTAACTTTAAAAAATATAGGAGGAATATGATAAATTACATATTATTTATAATAATATTATTTTTAATTAGTGCATTAATTTGTTATTTTAGTGATACACATAGTTTTAAATATATTAATGATGATAAATCAATTAGATTTGAATTTATTAGAACTATTTATAAAACTGATTTATTAACAGGTTTTGATAATAAAATAGATTATTTTAAAAAAATTATACTATGGCAGAAATAAAATTAAAAAAAGTAAAAATTAAAACTAATCATAAATGTTTAATTTGTTTTGATACTGGAGAATATTTTAATGGTGAAGAATATGTAAAATGTACTCATGAAAAACCTAATAATTTAGGATTAACTCAAGATGAAAAAATTAATGATTATCTAGAAAATGAAGAAGAGGAAGAATTATGAAAATACAAATAGATACAGATGTTTTACTTAAAAATGATATTACATTAGATGAATATTTTATACTTTATTGTATTTATAATAAAGAATATAATTTATTATTTTTAATTTATAATTGTTCAGAATCTGTTAATTTATTAAATGATTTACTTAAAGGATTAGAAATAAAACAATTTTTAAAAAATACTAAAGGTATTGTAAATCAAATTGGAGATTTAACTTTAGTATATTTAAAAGCTAAAGGTAATGATTTATTTGAAGAAGATTTAGATAATCCTGAAAAATTATTTTTACAATTTTGGAATTTATATCCTTTAAAAGTACCTGATGGTAAAGGTTCTTATAGAATATTAAGATCTAAAGATTCTGAAACTAAACAAGCTAATGAGTTAAAGAAAAAATATTTTATATTAATTAAACAAGCAGGTACTCATACTAAAATAATTAAAGGTTTAACTGGATATTTAAGTAATATGAGAAACAAAATGCAATTTGTTGTAGGTATTGAAGTATTTATAAATCAAGCTTTATGGGAGAAATATTTAGATGAAGATATTGTTGATAATAATACTGAAAGATATGAGGCTATATAAAAATCAAATAATAGGAATGTTAATGTATGCAGTTTGTCATATTCATTATGTTAATCATTATCATTTTATAGCTCCTTTTAGATATAGACATGTAGATTATCTTTGGGATAGTGTAGCTTATTAATAAAAATTATATGAGTAAACTTAGAGATAGAATTAAAGAAGGTTTAGCAGGTAAATTTCAAGGATTAGCTAATGGATTTAAAAGATTAAATACTTACATATTTGGTATTCAAAGAGGAGTTTATATTTTATTAGGTGGTCAATCAGGTACTTTTAAAACTACTTTAGTAGATTTTATGGCTTTAAATGCTATGGAAGATGCTGAAGCTAAAAAGATTAAATTACACTTATTTTATTATTCTTATGAAATAGAAGAATATTCTAAAAAAATGAATTGGTTAAGTGTTTTAATTTATAAAAAATATGGTATAATAATACCTCCTGAAAAAATTAAAGGTTTAGGTGATAATAGATTAAATATAAAAGAACAAGAATTAGTTGATTCAGAAATTGATTATATAGATAATTTATTTACTAAAATTAATTTTAGATTTAAACCAACTAATCCCACTGGTATTTATAATGAATTATGGAAACATTTTGAATCTATTGGTAAATTTGAATATGAACCTTATATAGATAAAAATGGTAATAAAAAACAAAAAATAGTTAGATATATACATAATGATCCTAATAGTTATACTTTAGTTATATTAGACCATTTATTATTATTACTTAAAGAAAGAGGTTTTAGTGATAAAGAAGTAATAGATAAAATGTCAGAATATATGGTAGAACTTAGAAATTTATTTGGATGTAGTGCTATTTTTATTTCTCAATTTAATGATGGTTTAAGTACTGTTGATAGAGCTAAATTTAAAGGTATTGATTTATCACCTCAAATGACAGATTTTAAATCAACTAGAAATCCTTATGCTGATGCTTGTGTGGTTTTAGGTACAATGTGTCCTTATAAATTAGATATGGATTTATGTTTAGGTTATGACATTAAAAAACTTAAATCTAATATGTTAATGCTTAAAATATTAAAAAATAGATTATCATCAGATAGTGTAAGTATTGGATTATATGTGAATCCTAAAGCTGGTAGTTTTGAAGAATTACCAAAAGCTAAAGAGATGACAACAAAAGATTATGAAAAATATATAAATAAATAAATATGAATCAAGAACAACAAGAAAGCAAAGAAAAAATTAATTTATTACTAAATGTAATAAATAGTACAAGAAAAATTCCTAAATTTACAGATGTAATTGAGGATAAAAAAAGAGTATCTAGAGTTACTGGTAGTGTAGAAATTAGTACATTAAATATTCAAGAATTTGATGTAATAAAAAATGAACTTTTAAAAGAATTAGGTAAATTATATCCTCATTTAGTAGCTAAAGTTCTAGAACCTGAAGTAACAGAAAATCCTGCTCAAATTCCATTAGAATTTAAAGAAGAAGAAACTAAAACTAATTAAAAATGATCAGAGATTATTATAAAGTTTTTTTAGTAGGTCAATCAGGTAAAGGAAAAACTTACTCTTTTAGAAATATGAATCCTGAAACAACAGGATTTTTAAATATTGAAGATAAACCATTTCCATTTAAAAATAAATTTTCATATCATGCTAGGCCAAAAAATACAACAGAAGTTAGAGAAGCATTAAAAGCTTTTGCTACTAATCCAAAAATTAATTGTATTTGTATTGACAGTTTTAGTGCTTATGTTGAAATGCTTTTATTAGAATGTAGAAAAGCTAAAACTGGATATGAAATTTGGAATTTGTATAATTTAGAAATAGGTAATTTTTTAAATTACATAAAAACTATTCAAAAAGAAGTATTTATAACAGGACATTATGAAATTCTTAATCTTGAAATGAGTGCTGAAAAAAGAATTAAGGCTAAAGGAAAAGAATGGGAGGGAGGAATTGAAAAAGAATTTACTGTAGTATTATATTCAGAAAATAAATTTAATGATAAAGGAATACCTGAATACTATTTTAGTACAGTAGGTGAAGGTACTTCTGCTAAATGTCCTCCTGATTTATTAGGTAAAGATATAATTAAAATTGAAAATGATTGTAAAGTCATATTTGATAAAATACAAGAATTTGTAAAATAATAAATAACAAAATAAAATAAATAAAACATGGAAATTAAAGAAGACGTAATTATTGAAGAAGCAAAAAGAGTAACAGGTATTATTCCTTATAGAATAGTAGCCTTAAATCCAACATTAGATGAATTACATAAGTTGGGAATGACTTATATTAAACAAGAACCAGTTTATACAAATGATAAAGGTTTGCGCTTGGATTTTATTTTATCTAATCCTGAAGGTGTTGTTATTGATAGTGTAAATAGTGGACCATTAACTAATAAATTTAGTATTTTTATTGAAAATAATGATAGAATTGCTAGAACAGGAGCTGTAAGAGTAATTAATGACTTGGTACAATCTACTTGGAGTCCTGGAGGATTAGATGGAATTAGAGAAAATCCAGGAATGGCTTGGTTTAGTCAAAATCATAATTTTAGAATTGCTAAAGTAGGTGAAGAAGAATTATTAGTATTTTTTAGAACTTTACATGGTTTATCAGCAGGTTCTAAAGATACACCAGCAGATGAAGTTAAATTTAATACTTCTTGGTCTGCTATTGTAGGAGGTAACTTAGCTGAATTACGTGGTTATGTAAATAATATTTATAAAGCAGGTATTGGTGGAGCTTTTTTACAAGGTATTAAATTAGTTGATGGTGGTAAAATTTATACTACTTTATACACTAATTATTTTCAAAGATCTAGTAATAAAACAAAAACACAGTTTACTAAACATTTAGTTGATTATACACCAACTAATTTTGATTATCAAAATAGTTTAGAACCTAAATTTTATACTGAATCAAGTACACCAACTCCAGAAGTAGCTCAAGTAGCTAAACAAGATTGGTAATAATTTAATTGATATAGCTACACCTTTAATTAGGTGTAGCTGTTTATTTATATGGAAATTAAAAATCATATTACAAAAGAATTTATTTTAAGTAAAATAAGTGAAGAAGATATATTTAAAAAATATACAGAATTAGAAATAATTGGTAAGAAATTTAAAAGTCCTTTTAATAATGAAAGAACTCCTAGTTGTATTGTTTATTCAAATATGTTTTTTAATTGTTTTTCTTCAGGAAATAAAGGTAGTTGTTTTGATTTAGTAATGTTAAAATATGGTTGTACTTTTTATGAGAGTTTAATTATGATTTCTAATGATTTTAATTTATTTAATAATAAGTATAACACTACCGAATATAATCCTTTAATATTTGGAATAAAACCAAAAATTCATATAAATAAACAAACTGATATTAAAATAAAATCTAAAGAATTTACTATTACAGGGTTAGAATATTGGAAACAGTACTTAATTACTTTAAAGACTTTAAATAAATATCAAATAAAACAATTAGAATGTTATTGGATTAATAATAATTTATACTTATTACATAATAATGAGTTAGGTTTTGCTTATGATTTTTATAATTATAAATATCAATTATTATTTCCAAATAAACCAAAAGAATATAAATGGAATAGTAATACAGGTATTAGTGATTTACAAGGTTATAATCAATTACCTAAGTCAGGAAATCAATTAATTATTACTTCTTCACTTAAAGATGTAGCTTGTTTAAATGAAAATTATAACTTAATTAGTGTAGCACCTAAATCTGAATCAACTATTATTCCTGAACTTATAATAGAACATTTAAAATTAAGGTTTAAAACTATAATAATTTATTTAAATAATGATGAACCTGGTATTAAAGCTAGTAAACAATATGAAGAAAAATATAATTTAAAATGGATTGTTAATCCTATAAAATTAAGTAAAGACCCTAGTGATTGTATGAAAAATAAACAAAAAGATAAATTAACTGATTTTTTAAAATATAGTAGTATTATTTAATAATAAATTTGGATTTTTAATATTTATTTTGTATATTTGTACATAAAATAAATATTAAAAAAATGTCTAAAAGATTAACATTAAGTGAAGCTAAATTAAAATTTTATAATAAATTTCCAAATTCTGATTTAATATTATTAAATTATATTGATAGTGATAAGGTGTTAGTAAAAACTAAATATGGAAATTGTTATGTTGCTTTTTACCATCTTATGTCAGGAGTTATTCCTTCAGTGTACACAGCTATAAATAAAAATCAATTTATAATTAATAAATTTAAAGAAATTCATGGAGAATTGTATTCTTATAATTTAGTTAATTATATTAATAATAGTACAAAAATAATTATTACTTGTAAATTACATGGAGAATACTATCAAAGACCACATGACCATTTAAAAGGTATTGGTTGTCGAAATTGTGCGAATATATTACATTCAAAAAGACAATCAATTAATTCTCCTGGATGGACTAAAACTAAATGGTTACAAATGTCTAAAAGTTCTAAAAATTTTGATTCTTTTAAAGTTTATATTATTAAGTGTTTTAATAAAGATGAAGAATTTTATAAAATTGGTAGAACTTATACTAAAATTAAAAAAAGATTTGGAACTAAACTATTAATGCCTTATAAATATGAAGTATTAAATGAATTTATTGGTACAGCAGAAGAAATGTATGATTTAGAAACAAAATTAAAAAATATGAATAAAAATAATAAATATTTACCTAAAATAAAATTTGGTGGTATGCAAGAATGTTTTAAAGAAATAAAAAAGAATATTAAATAATATGAATAAAATCTATAAGGTCCTTGAAGGTATTTATAAAGATAATGAATTAAGAAGAACTATAATTCCTCTATTTTTAGGGAATAGTGGAATAGGAAAAACAAAAATTATAGAACAATTTACTAGAGATAAGGGAGTAAATTTAGTTAATTTTATTGCTAGTCAAAGAAATCCAATGGAAATTTCTGGAATGGCTTTACCAAATAAAACTGGAGATAAAATGACTTATTTAGATTTTGATACTTTATTAGGTATGAAAGATGGTGATATTTTGTTTTTTGATGAGATATTAAATGGAAATCCTGCTGTTCTTATGGCTTGTCTTACTCTACTAGAAAATAGAGAAATGATAAGCGGTAGAAAGTTACCTAATATAATGATAGTAGCTGCTGCAAATAAACAAGGTTCTGCTATTCTGGTGCCTCAAATCAAACAAAGATTTGTATGGTATAATGTAAAATTTGATCCTTCTATGTGGGCTGATTATATGTTTGAAAAATATCAAATGGTTGATGAAGTTATGACTGATTTAATAAGTTTAGTTCAAAATGAAACATTTTTAACTTCAGATATAAATTATTTTAGTCCAAGAAGTGTTGATAAAGCTGTTGATATGATAATTAAAAGTGTTCATACTCCTTATGAAACTAAACTTTTACCTATTTTAAATAAAGTTATTGAAAATACTACAGGTGAAACTATTAAATCTGCAAATGGAGTAGAATTATTACCAAATGAAAAAATATCTTGGTTAAAATTAAAAACAAAAATAAATGATAAAGTTAATTCAGAGTGATAAAGTACAATTACCAATTGTATATTTAGTTGAAACTCAAAAAGATTTAGAAACTTTACCTTTAGGTGTACCATTCATCAGAGGTAAAGAAAATGAATACAAAAATTGTGTTCAAATGTTAGAATTTGAAGTACTTTGGAAAAGTATGATTGAAAGTAATTTCAAATTTAAATGGAAAGATATACTTGCTAGACATGGTTTTTATAATACTTGGAAATATGGTGTAGCAAGATCTTCTGGATGTTCTGAAATAACTATGTCTGATAAAGATTGGAGAGAAGCTGGTAAAGTTGATTCATTAATTATTGATGAAAATAATGAAATAGTAGATTGTTCTACTTTTCTTAATGAAATATCTTATAAAGTAAATATTGATGTTATTAAAGAATTAAAATTACTTCCTAGTTGGTTAAATGATATTGAAAAAGCAATTAGTGAAAATATTTTAAATAGTGTTACTTATAATCCTGTTTTATACACTAAAAAATTAGGTTTACCTTTAGGAGGTGTTGAATTTAATACAGCTAAAAGAAATTTAATTATTATAGATATTTCAGGTAGTATTCCTGATGGAGTTGCTGGTACTATGTTAAGTATTGCTAAAACATTAGTAGAACAATTTTATGCTGATATAGTTATTACTGGTGGTAAAAGTGTTTTATATGAATATGATAAAGTAGATAAATTAGATACTACTAAAATGTTTAAAGAACTTGGTAGAAATAATGATCAAGCTTATTTTGTAAAATTATTATCAGAACCTAGAAAATATAAAACAGCTATTGTATTTGGTGATAATGATTATCCTGGTATGAAATGGTCTTCAGGTGATAAACATATTGAAGTAAAAGAAGGTAAAGAATTATGTAAATGGGAAATTGATGAAATAATTTCTTTTCATACACATGATCATAAAAAAATAGCTGGATATGGTAGATGGTTTAAAACTACTAATGTAACTCATATAGATAATTGGGTTACTGATATGAATTAAAATAAATAAAATAAATTAATAATTAATAAAAACAAAAAACATGAAATTTTTAAAAAAAAGTGAAATTACATTAGTAAATGGTGGTTATTTATCAGCATCAAAGGATGAAAGTCCAGTTAATCATGATGGATTTGTACAAGCTCAAAACAAAGCTCATTATTTAGTTACTTTAGCTGCTAATTTAGTAGGTAAAAACTTTAAAGCTACTAAAGTTGATAATTTTCAAGATGTAGTTGAACAAACAGTAAAAGCTATTAATGCTGCTAATACAGTTAAATATGCTACTGATCCAACTAAACCAGAAACTCCATTAAAAGATCAATTAGCTGGTGAAGCTATGGCTTGGATTAATTTTGATAAATCTACTTCTGTAGCTAATCAAGTAAATAAAGCAATGCAAGAATTTAATATTCTTAAAGATTTTGAAGATAATGGTTTATTCTTTAATGAAGGTATTGTTAGATTAAATAGAATTTACACAATAGCTGAAATTCAAGCAGCTGTTGAATCTATTCAACCACATTTAAATTCATAAGAATTTAAATAATTAATTAGGTAGTGAAAAATCCGCTTTAAATTACAAATACGTTAAAATCGTAAGTAAGCCTAATTTTAAAATAATAATATGAAAGAACAAATAGAAAAAGCAATAGATTATATTAAAACAATAGATGTTAAAGGTTGTATTACAGGTAGTGCTTTATTAGAATATTTTGAAGGACAAGATATAGATGTATTTGCATATAATGAAAAAAGTTTTAATAAACTTTACTATACATTAACTCTTAATCCTATGTTTCAAATATTAGATCCTTTAGAATTATGGAAAGCTAAAGCATTTGAAGAAAGAGATTTTAATAGTAAAAATACTGGAGGAGTTAGTACAATTAAAATAATGTATAATACTTGTATTCCTGTAAATATTATTTTAAAAAAAAGTGCAGATAATATTTTTGCTGTACTTTCATCATTTGATATGAATATTATTGCTAAGGGTTATGATTTACAAACCAAACAATATTTAGATCTTTCTGAAGGTTCACAAATTACAAAAATAGCTGATATTAATAAATGGAATCCTGCTTTTTTAAGTAGTGAAATATGGCAAATATCAAGAATACTTAGACAATTAGAAAGATGTATTAAATATCATAAAAGAGGTTATAATACAGATAATGTAGTTTTAAAATATTTAGAATTAATTAATAAACTAGAAGAATATGAAAGTATATTTAATTCTGAAACTTTTAATGAAAGATTAAAAATCATAAAAGAAAATGTAGCTATATTAAAAGAAATTTGTAATTTATGGCTAAAAACACATGAAATATCTGATGAAGGATTAGTGTTATTACAACAAAAAATAAGAGAAATATAAAATGGAAAAACCAAAAAGTATCGAAGAACTCCTTCGTAGTATGCAAACTTTGTATAAACCTAAAGAACCTGTAGATATTTCAGGTATTAAATTACCTAATACTAGAGATACTTGGGATAGAATAGCTCACAGAGATAATTTTAGTGAATTAGGATTTACTAATAATTCAGAAAAAGAAGAATTTTTAAAACAATGGATTGCTTCCAATCCTTACTCAAATATTTAAATTATGAAAGAAAAAATAGAACAATTTATAAAAGATAATAATTTAGATTTAAGTGTTACAGGAAGTGCTTTAAATTCTGTTTGTACTATATTATCTGGATATGCTTTATATTTAAAACTTGAATTAGTTGATTTTAGTAATATTATAGAAGAAATTAATTCTTCATTTAATTTTGCTGAATTAGAAAGAGTATTTTTGTATGCTGAAGCTAATCATTATGAAAAATTCTGGATGACAGCGAAAGCTAAAAAAATGTATAAATTTTAAATATGAAAACATTTCTTCTAAAAGATAAAAAACCAATTGTTAAATGGTCATTAGTTAAAGATGAAACATATTTTGAAGGTGAAGTTCCTGAAGGATATTCACTTGCAGTTTCTCCTTCAGGTAACTATATTGTGATTGATGTTGATTTACATGGTGATAAAAATGGATTTGATAATATACCTATTAATATATTAAATGAATTAAATACATCATTAAATTATAAAACTAAAAATAACGGAAGACATTATTGGTTTTATTATACAGGTATTGAAGAATTAGCAAATAAAACTTCTAATTTAGGTTACGATTTACGTACATCAAAAGGATATGCTGTTTGGTATTATAATGAAGATATAAGAAATTGTTTACATTTAATAAAAAAAACTTCTATAAATTTAAATAATTGGTTAGAAATTTGGTTTAGTTATAAATAATTTGTATTTTTGTATAAATTATAATACATTATGTCAAAAATTTCTAATACTGAAGAATTTATTAAAAAAGCAATTAGTATATTTAATAATCAATACGATTATTCTAAAGTTAATTATATAAATGCTCATGTTAAAGTAAAAATAATTTGTAAAATACATAAAATATTTTTACTTACACCTAATAAACACATTAGTAGAAAATCAGGTTGTCCTAAATGCGGTATATTAAAAAGAAATAATTTAAAAAAAGATACACTTAGTGATTTTATATATAAAGCAAATTTAGTACATAATAATAAATATTGTTATAAATTAACAATATATAAATCTTCAAAAAATAAAATTAAAATAAAATGTAACACACATGGAATTTTTAAACAAATGCCTTGTAAACATTTATTTGGAGATGGATGTCCTTTATGTGGCAATTTAAAAATTAGTAAGAAAGCTTCAGAAAATCCAAAAGGTTGGACTTTAAGTAATTGGATAAAAGCATCAGAGAAATCTACAAACTTTGATAGCTTTAAAGTATATATTATTAAATGTTGGAATGAGAACGAAGAATTTTATAAAATAGGTAGAACTTTTTTAAGTGTTAAAAATAGATTTAAAAATAATATATTTTATAATTATAAAATATTAAATGAATTTATCGGGACAGCTGAAAAAATGTATAATTTGGAAACAAATTTAAAAAGATTAAATAAGGAAAATAAATACATACCTTTAATTAAATTTAATGGTATGCAAGAATGTTTTAAAGAAATTAAATTAATAAAAACAAATAAATAAATTAAAATTATGAAAACAATTACAATTAAAAAAAGTGTAGTAGCTGCTTACAAAGGTGTTGGAGTTACAGTAGATGTAATGGCTAAAAGATTTGGTATTACAACTAAAGAAATGAATGAAGTATTAGTTGGCTTTGGAATGAAAGCTGGAAGAACTAAAAAAGTAGCTACTTATGAAGTAGTTCCAGTAGATGATATGGCTGAAGATTTAGCTTCTACAACTGTAAATTCTACAGAACCAGAAGTTACAGAACCTGCTATGTCAGAAGCTGGTGCTTAATTAAATTAATTAAAAATACCTAGTAATTAATTTTACTAGGTATTTATTCTATTTATAAATATGAAAGAAGAATTAATACAAGAAACGATAGTATATAAATATATAAATAGAACAAAATTAGCTGATGCTAGAAGAGCTACATATTATGAAAAAGGAAAAACAATACCAAAAAAATATCAAGATATAACTAAATACCATTTTAAACACAAAGGCTCTAAATTAGTTATATTTGATATTAGTACTAATCAACCAGTAATTAAAAATACTAAAACTGCTGGTAAAGAAAGAACTATTCCTATTAAAGGAAATGATTTTTATGCTGGATTTGCAAGTAGTTTTACAAGAATTAAAGTAGTAGAATCAATCAAAGGAGATTTTTTAAAATATTTTAATAAATTAAAAGAATTTAAATCTAGTGATTATCCTATTAGAATTGAATTTATTTATTTAATGAAAAAACTATAGGTAAAGGAATTCATAAAAAGAATCAATCACAAGATTTAGATAATTTAAGATTTGCTTATGAGAAATGTTCGCAAGATTTATTAACTAGATTAGGTAAAATAGTTGATGATAAACTTACATTTATTCGTAAAATAAGTTCTGAATTTATACCTATAAAAGATCCAGAAGATAGGCAACTTTATATTAGATTTTGGAAGTATAAACCTGGTTATGAATTTAAAGATGATAAAATAATACAATTATGAAAGGAGATAAATTTGATGATTATAGTGCTTCTACTATAATTAAATCATTAGATGAAAAATATGAATTAGGTATTTTATTAAATGAAGATGGTAGTAAAGATTATAATTTTGTATGGTTAGCATTAAATTTAAATAATGATAAATTAACTATTTGGGATAACCCAAATTATTTGTTTAATCAATTATATGATACTTTATATCATTTTAATGAAAGTAAAGAAATAATTGATAAAGAAGATTTTAAAGATATTTGTGAAGATATTTTAATAGAAGATTTTAAACAAGTATTTCAATTATTAGAGTTTGGAATTAAATTAGGATTTAAATCATGAAGGTAGCTATAATAGATTGTGATTCAGTTGCCTTTAGTATTTTCAATGGTAATAAAGTATTAGATAGTGAAGGTAATCCTGTAAAAGTATTATCAGAAGCCGGTAATATGGTATTTCAATATACTGATAAAACAGAAGAAGAACTTAAACAATCTGCTGATGAAGTACTACATAGTATTTTAAGAAAAGGTGGTTTTACTCATTATCTTGGTTTCATTAAAGGAAAAAATACTATTGATTTTAAAAGAAAAATATTTCCAAATTATAAAGTTAATAGATCAAAAGAACAACCTAAACAATGGGAATTTGTTAAAAAAGATTTAATTACAAGATTTAATATATTTGAAGCTAATGGAGCTGAAGTAGATGATTATGTTAATGTAGCTAGATTAAATATTCCTAATAGTCATATATGTGCAATAGATAGTGATTTATTAGCTTTAGAAGGTACACATTATAATTGGAGAAAAAATGAATGGTTAACAACTCTTGATGAAGATAGTGAATATAATTTTTGGATTAATGTAATCACAGGAACTCATAATAATACTAAAGGTATTCCAGGTAAAGGTAAAGTTTTTGCTAAAAAACTAATTGATGAAGATGAATATGGAACTCCTTTATTTAACTTAATATTACATGAATTTGTAAAAAAGTTTGGAGAATATGAAGGTATTAATCAGTTTTATCAAAATTATATTTGTTGTAAAACTTTAGAATCTATTCCAGGGGTAGATATTAATGATTATAAACCAATAATATATGAATAATGAAGTAATACAGGAATTTTTAAATGGAGAAAAGAAAGGAATAAATAAAAGTACTGTTTACTTGTTACCAATGTTAGGATTACATGAATCTGATTTTAGAGGACCTTTTCCTAATAATTTATTTCAAAATTGTTTTATTAAAGATAATACTTTAGATCCAGATAGTGCTATTAATAAAAATAAAATATTATTAAGATATAGATTTTCAGGTAAAATAGGATTTCAAAAGTTAGATAAGAAATTAACTATTCATCCAGATTTTTTTATATCTTATGAAATAGATAAATATCATACAATGTATGTTTATAATATTCCTATTAGATGGGAACAAGATTATCAAAAATTTATTAATTGGCAACCATCTAAATTTAGTAAAGATTATAAAGAACATATTATAAGATTTTATGGTTCTACACCTATGAATAAATTATATAAAGTTCTTCATAAAAGTGAAGAATTATTTATAGAATTAGATAATTTAACTGGAACTAAAGTACCTAGAGATTTAGAAGCTAGTTCAATACCTTATTTTGAAGAAATAGAGTATTTTAGAGAGGAATTTAAAGTTAAAGGTTCACCAGTAGATCAACCTAATTATTCATTTGAAACAGAAGATGATGGAAACTAAAGAAATATTAGAAAATAATAAATTAATTGCTAAGTATATGAATTTATTACCAGAAAAGAATATGGAGAATACCTTAACTCCTTATTTAATTAATGGTACATACACTAACAGTAGATATAATTTTTGTTGGAATTGGTTAATACCAGTAGTTGAAAAGATTAATAATATCTGTGACAATAAATCTAGAGAATTAAGTAATAATGTTAGAAAACAACTTACAGCATTACATCCTTTTGAAGATTCTGAATGTTGGCAAAGTTGGAGTTCTTATACTATTACATTAACTACTGATATTAGTAAAGTTTACCAACAAGTAATTAAATTTATTAATTGGTATAATAAACATAACAATGGAAACTAAAGAAAAAGTAACTTTAGATAATTTACTTAAATTAGCTATTAGATTAGAACATTTATTAGGTATTACATGGGCTAAAGAATTAGCTCCTGAATTTGTTAAACCTTATATGACTCAATTAGGAGAATTTTTAGTTAAAGAAAGAAAAACTAAACTTATTTATCCTTTAAAAGATGAAGTTTTTATGTCTTTAAAATTAACTGAACCTGATAAAATTAATGTAATTATAATAGGTTCTGAACCTTATCATTACAAAGAATTAGATAATTTAAATAATGGATTAGCTTTTAGTATAAAAGAAACTCATTTACCTGATCCATTACCTCTATTAAAAATACATAAAGCTATTGAAGAAAGTTGTTATAATGGATTAAATTTACAATCTTCAACTGATTTTGAATATTTAACTAAACAAGGAGTATTATTATTAAATAGTGTACTTACTGTACAAGCTAAAAAACCTAAAAGTCATTATAATAAAGGTTGGGAAACTTTTACTGATAAAATTGTAGAAATATTAAATACTAAAGATAAATTAATATTTATATTAATAGGTAAAGAAGCTCAAAGTAAAAGAAAATTAATTACTAATAATCATTTAGTTTTTGAATTAGATTATCCAACAATAGGTGATTGGGATTATAAAAACGTATTTGTAGAAACAAATAAGTTTTTAAAAAAAGAAAAAAATATTGAAATAATATGGTAAAAAAGAAAAAAATAGATACTGGTTTAGAAAGAGCTGAATTGTTTTTAAAAGAAAAACCTGCATATTTAAAAAAAAGTTATTATAATTTTTATATATATTATAATAAAAAGTATCCTACATTAAAACCTCCTTCTGAAGATCAATTTAAAGAAGCTAGAAAAGAACTAAGAAAGCAAATTTATCCTAATACTAAAATTATTAAATTAAAATCAAATAATAAAACATTAGAAGGTTCTCAAAAAATAGTTGATTATTTTGATAATAAAGGTAAACAAGAAGCTAAAATTATTAAATTAAATACTTTTGATAAAAATAATGTACTTGTAATTGGTGATACTCATGAACCATTTTGTAAAGAAGGTTATTTAGAATTTTGTCAAAGAGTTCAAAAAGAGTATAATTGTGGTACAGTTGTACATATTGGAGATTTAGTTGATAATCATGCAGTTAGTTATCATGAATCTGATGTTGATGGTAGAAGTGCTGGAGATGAATATAAATTAGCTTTAGAAAAGTGTGAACTTTGGTATAAAGCTTTTCCTGAAGTTTTAATTTGTATTGGAAATCATGATAGATTACCTTTTAGAAAAGCTTTTACAGCAGGATTACCTAAGAATTGGTTAAAGTCTTATCAAGAAATGTTTAATAGTCCTAAAGGTTGGAAATGGGATTTTATTCATAAAGTTAATGGAGTTATTTATCAACATGGAACAGGTATGTCTGGAGAAATGGCTTCTATTAATGCTGCTAGGGAAAATAGAACTTCAACAGTTCTAGGACACATGCACACGGTTTGTAATACTAGATTTTTAGCAAGTTATAAAGATTTAATATTTGGAATGAATGTAGGTTGTGGTATTGATCATAATAAATATGCTTTTGCTTATGGTAAAGAAAATACCAGAAAACCAGTATTAAGTTGTGGTGTAGTATTACAAGGTAAATTACCTATAAATATTCCAATGAATTTATAATAAAATTTTAAAGATTAAACCTGAATTAGAAGTAGGGCAACCTAAATTAATTAATCTAATTGTATTTTTAATGGTTTTAGTACAATAAAAAAAATAAAATAAATAATATGAAAAAAACATTATATAAGCTTGATAATAAGGGAAAAACAAGAATATGGAATATTTGGACTGAAGATGGAATGTTGATTCAAGAATCAGGTATTTTAGATGGTAAATTAGTTCAACATTCTAAGCAATGTAAAGCTAAAAATATAGGTAAATCTAATGAAACTAGTCCTGAAGAACAAGCATTATTAGAGCTTGAAAGTGAATATAAAGGTAAACTTACTGAAGGTTATTTTGAAACTATAGATGAGGCTAAATCAGAAGTAGTTTTATTACCAATGTTAGCTAAGTCTTATAATGATGAAAAGAAGAAAATAGATTGGTCTAATTGTTTTATTCAACCTAAATTAGATGGTATGCGTTGTTTAGCTCATATTAAATCTAATGGTGATGTAACTTTAATTAGTAGAGATGGTAAAATTATTACTAATATGGAACATATTATGGATGATTTATCAACTATTAGACAAGATATTATACTTGATGGAGAATTATATGCTCATGGATTAAGTTTTCAAGAGAATATGAAGTTAATTAAGAAATATAGACCTGGATTAACTGAACAAATTAAATATCATGTATATGATATTGTGACAAATAAACCTTTTAAAGATAGAAAAGTAAGATCTTATATAAAAAATTTATCTACTTGTAAAGAAGTATCTACTTATCAAATTAATAATGAATCACAATTACTAGCTTATCATACTATTAATATTAAAGATGGTTATGAAGGTTCTATTATTAGACATAGTAATGATAATTATAAATTAAATGGTAGAAGTTCTTCATTACTTAAATATAAGAATTTTGAAGATATAACTTTACCTATTATAGATATTACACCTAATGAAGTTAATGAGAATCATGGAACTCCTTGGTTTGAATATAAAGGTAAAAAGTTTAAAGCTGGTTGTAAATTAAGTCATTATGACAGAGAATTACTACTTTTAAATAAAACTAAATATATAGGAAGAATGGGAGAAATACGTTACTTTGAATTAACAGATGAAGGTATTCCACGTTTTCCTATTTTTCATGGATTTAGGTTGGATAAGTAAAAAATAATATGTATCTTTGTAGCAAATACAAATAAAATAATATATGAATAAAGAAGAAAAAGAAAATGTTGATTTGTTGTCAGAAATCGTAGTATATAATAAATATGCAAAATACATTCCTGAATTAAAAAGAAGAGAATCTTGGATTGAAATAGTACAAAGATACTTAGATATGTTGAATGGAAAATTTCCTGC